CAGGTGTTCCGCCGGCCTTGAGCCGGTAAGGCAGCGGGCCCGGCTTCCGGAGGGGGGAGGGGAAGCCGGGCCCGCTGATGGGGGGATGGGCAGTGGACTGTGAGCGGCGTCAGGCCGCTGGTGCCTGCTCGCTGGTCTGCTCGACGCCGAGGACGCGGCGAAGATCGGCGGTGACGACGCGGAAGGCTCGGCCGGCTCGGACGACGCGGCACGGGAAGTTACCGGTCCGGGCGAGCTGGTAGGCCGTGGTGCGGCCGATACCGAAGGCGCGGCCGGCGGTCTCGACGTCGACGGTCGCCGGGAGGGCGAGCAGGTCGCCGACGGTCAGCGTTCCCGTTGCGGTGCTCGGGTCTTGGGTCATCGCGCAACTCCCCGTGCGTTTTCAGGTGCTCACTGCGCATTCCTGCGCATCACTGCGCAGCAGACTACGCCACGGGTTGATACGGCACAACACGACGTCTTAGCTTGTCTGTGGCTGTCGGGGCGTGGACGACGTCGCCCGCTTGAGGGCGGGCACCCGACCGGCCGAAATGGAGGGAAACCATGGGGGGAGCCCGCCGCGCAGGCAGCATCACGCGGCGCTGCAACTGCCGGGACGCGAACCGTAAGCGGCTCGGGTCGAAGTGCCCGCAGCTCGCGAAGCGCAACCATGGGACCTACCAGCTACAGCAGGAGATCCCGCCCGGGGAGGACGGCACGCGCCGGATCTTCCGCCGGACCGGCTATGCGGCCGTCAAGGACGCACAGAGCGACATGGACAAGGTGCGGGCCCTCCTCGACCTGGCGGGCGACGACGAGGACGCACAGCGCCGTGTCGGCGACCTCCTCGCCGAGCTCGCCGCGAGCCGGGAGGCGCTGCCCGAGCCGAGCGAGGTCTCCCGAAAGCTCGGGGTCGGCGTCCCCCTCGACGGGAAGATGACCATCGGCGACTGGCTCGATCGCTGGATGGCCGGCAAGAAGACGCGGGCGACGACGAACCGCGGCTATCGGTCGCACATCAGCTACCACCTGAAGCCGAAGATCGGGCACCTGCGCCTCGACCGCCTCACCGTCGGCCACCTCGCCGACATGTTCGCGAAGATCGCCGACGAGAGCGACGTGATCGCCGCCGAGAACCAGGCGCGGCGCGAGCAGGTCGAGCGCGCCCGGTGGGGCAAGCCGGGCCGGCCCCCGGCGAAGGAGCGCGAGCGCCTGGCCGCCGAGCGGGCCAAGCTCGCCGAGATGAAGCCGTTCCGCAAGGTCAACGGCCCCGCCACCCGGCAGGCGATCCGGCGCACCCTGCGCACCGCGCTCAATGCGGCGATCGCACAGCAGATGATCACGTTCAACGCGGCCTCGCACGTCGAGCTCGACGCCGCGGCCCGGCCCACCGGTCTGCTCTGGACCGCCGAGCGGGTGGCACGGTGGCGCGAGACGGGCGAGATCCCGAGCTCAGTCATGGTGTGGACGCCCGAGCAGTACGGCGCCTTCCTCGACGAGGCCGAGACGCACCGCCTGTACTCGATCTATCACGTCATCGGGCACCACGGCCTGCGCCGAGGGGAGAGCGTCGGCTCCGCATGGGATAACGCGCACCTCGACGCCCGGCCGCCGCGCCTCGATGTGCTGGAAGAGATCGTCATGGACGGCTCGGAGATGATCGAGACCGCGCCGAAGACGGATCACTCCATGGCGGCCGTGATGCTCGACCTCGGCACAGTCGAGGTACTGCGTGAGCGGCGCGCCGACCAGCTCGCCGAGCGGGCCGCCTGGAACGCCGCGGCGGCCGAGAAACGGGAGCGCGGCGAGGAGGCTTACGACTGGCTCGACACCGGCAAGATCTGGACGGCGGAGGACGGGGGATGGCTGCACCCTGACGTCGTCTCCCGAGAGTTCGACCGGATCATGAACCGCACCGACCTGCCGCCGATCAATCTCCGCGACCTGCGCCACTGTGCGGCCGGTCTGGTCAAGGCCGGCGGCGGCGACATCCACGACGCGAAGGTCAAGCTCCGGCACAGCACGATCGTCCTCACCGCGGACACGTATACGCCGCTGTTCACCGAGTACGAGCAGGCGCTAGTCGAGGCTTCCGCGGCGGCCGTCCCGAGGCGGCGCCGGCGCTCGACGGCGGCCCGGGCGCAGGGGTAGCGTGCCCGTCGAGGACAGCAGCGAGGGCCCCGTCGACACTGGTCGGCGGGGCCCTTTGGCTCGCTCGTGGCTCGCTCGAACGCGCCGTAAGTGCCCGACAGAGGGCAACATCACCCGACACGGCGAGCGATACGGCGACGCGGCGATTACCCTTCTGACCTGCACCAATCGCCAATCGATGGCACCACCTGCCACGGGCTGACATCACGCGCCACAAAGGGGAATTGACTGAGGTCTGGACTTTTAATCCATTGGTTGTGGGTTCGAGTCCCACAGGGCCTACTCGGAATCTGGCCTCTGACCTGCTGCGGAAGCGGCAAGTCGGGGGCCAGATTGCATGTCAAGATCATTGGCTCGCTCGTGGCTCGCTCGACGTGTCGGCGGCGTGCGACTGCGTCGCTCATGGCTCGCTCTCAGGCTTGCGCGACCGGGATGTCCGAAGGCCAGGCGCGGCGCTCTCATACGAGCCAGCAGACGCGAGAAGGGCCCCGTTGCCGGGGCCCTTCGTCGTGTCAGGCTACGTGCCGCTCAGGGGCACTTGTTGCCGTGGCACTCGTCGCTCTTGCCGTTCCCGTTGTCTCGGCCGAGGCCCTTGCCGGGGTTGTCGATCTGGCCGGGCGGCGTGCGGCCCGGCTTCGCCTCCTGGCCGGGCGGCGGAGCCGGCGTCGTCTCGTCGGCGGTCGGGTCTTCGGCGCTGCTCGCGGTCGGCTGCTCGACGAGCTGGCTAGTCGTACCGCCGCCCGCGGATGCGGTGCTCGTCGACGTCGGCTCGCCGGTCGGGAGCGGGCGGCGGTTCACGGTGGTGCTGTCCGGGCTTGTGCTGACGTCGTGCGCCGTGCGCTGGCTGTTGAGCCCGTCGCCGTCCGGGGCGGTCACCGAAGGGATCTGCCCGCCTGTCCCCGGGGGGATCTCGTACGGGGTGAGGTAGACGGCTGCTCCGCCGATGGAGGCGACCGAGACGGCCGCCGTGGCGAACGCGGCCACCTTGCGGTGGCGAGCGCTTTCTACGAAGGGAAAAATAAAAGCGGCGATGGCGCCGCCGCCGAGGTAGAGGGACAGATGCCGTCTACGCCGGGTTGGTTGTGCGTCGGGTAGTTCGTCGTCGTCGCTGCCCGGATCGGGGACCGCGGCGAGCGGCGGGGCTTCTTCTGCTCTGGCGGCGACAGGCTGCGCGTGCATGGAGAGTGCGGCGATCTTGGCGGCGGTCACCTCGGCGTGTAGCCGGGTGATCTGCGCTTGGTTCGTTCTCCATCCCTTGTACAGCAGGAACACGGCAAGCAGGGCTGCGCCGAGTATGCCCGCCAAGGTGGTCAAGATGATCGCAAGTACGGCGTCGTCCACGCCAGCCCCCTATGTGACACAGGCTCAAATGCGCCTCTCCAGCCTCGATTCTTTCACTATCAGATGCAAACACGTCAACCGTGCGTGACCAAAAAACGTCAGCCGTATACCGCTCGGACGGTACTGGTTGGCGTTACCGGCGGTATGTGCGAGCGGGGGCGGACGAGGGGCCTCCGTTCGGAAGCCCCTCAACTCACTTATGTCCCAAAGAAGTTCAAACGCACAGGTCGGCGAGCAATGGCAGGCGTATGTGCACGAGGCAGCCGCTGTCGTCTTCCGGCTCGCCGCCGTCGGTCTGCCCGCCGCCTGACGGTTCCGGAACTGGCGCACTGGGGACCGGCGTTGAAGGCGTCGGCGTCGCGGGCGGCTTTGCACTCACGGGAGGTGATGACTCGTCGAGTCCGGATTCAGCCGGACTCGGTGAGGCGGTGGTGTCCAGTTCTTGCGGGGCGCTCAGGCTCGGGGTGGGCGACGGGTTGCCGTGTTGCTGCTCGATGCTGTATCCGCGATGACCGGCCGTGTCAGGGCTGATGCTGGGCGTGTGCGCGACGGGCGCCGCCTGGTCGCCGTTGTCGGCGTCGTCGCCGGGCTTGCCGGTGGCCGTGGCCAACGGGTGCGCGCCGCCGGTCGACGGGTGGGTGTCGTTCGACGTGAGGTACAGCGCCGCGGCGGTCGAAGCGGCGGCTACGACGACGGCGGTCCCGGCGGCGGTTGCTCTGCGGTGCCGTTTCAGCGCGGCGCGCAAGCGCTCGCCGAGAGAGGCGAGGAAGGCCGCGGCCCCGCCGCCGATGTACAGCGTGAGGTGACGTTTCCGCCGGGCGGGTTCGAGTTCCTCTTCAACCGGCGCAGGTGCGGGTGCGCGCTGCTGGAGCGCGGCGATCTTCTGGGCTGTGACCTCGGCGCGGAGCTGGGTGGTCTGCTCCGTGAGTCTTCGGACGGACCGGGCGAGCAGGACGATCGCGAGGACCGCCGCGCCGAGGACACCGGCTAGCAGGACGTCTGTCACATTGCCCCCTGTTGTTGTCTTGTGGGGCATCCTGTGACTGTTTGTTAACTCTGAGGCGGTTCCCGCTAGTTCGTTACATTCTCGTAATGCTGTCAGCTGGCCCGGCGACGCCGGGAGCTGGGTGCCTCCTTCTCTCCTTGTGCGGGCTGGGGGGCGGCGAGGCCGACCCGTCGCAGAACCTCGTCTTGCGCCTCGGGGGGGAGGGTTGCAAGGAGAGCTGCGATCGCGTCGACTTGCGGATTACCGGCGGCCGTTCCCGGCGCGCTCGCCGGGGACGGCGGCCCGGCGAGTTCGTCGAAAAGGTCCGCGGCTTCCGAGCGGCCGGCTTCTCGGAGTTCGGCCGAGGTGATGCCGAGCACCTGCGCCACGCGGACGAGGGTTTCGTCCGGCGCCTGAGTGGCCACACGGACGCCCTTCCCGACGTCCTGGTAGCCGTTGGCGATCTGCCGCCATCGGGTCTCGCTGAGTCCTACTCGCCTAGCCGCCTCGCGCCCGGATAGCCGTGGCCGTGTTCGGCGGAGAGCTTCTCTGATGAGCGCGGCCTCGGCCGGTGGCTCTTCTGGTTGCGCATCCATGCGGCTCAGGTTCGCATAACTACGCACTCGCGCGCTACACGATCGCGCAGTTTGGCGCCTGTGGGGCGCACTAGTGCGTAAGTACGGAACTGCGCGTCATGGTGCACACGGTGTTGCACTGCGCACCACTACGCACTACGTTGCAATCATGAGCGAACGCCCCACCAGGCGCCGCAGAGGTGCCCCCTTCAATCACGCTCCCGAGTCCGTGACGTTCGCCCGGCAACGCGCCGGGCTGACGAAGCGTGCGCTCGCCGAGAAATGCGGCTTCAGCGAACAGCTCATGTGCGACATCGAGGCCGGTCGGCGCAACGCCACTCCCGAGAAGCTCGCGCTGATCGCGACGGCGCTGAACTGCCCCGTCGTCGCGCTGGAGGCGAAGCACTCGGGCGCGCCCGAGATGGCGCCCAAGGAGCGGCAGGCATCGGCCGCTGCCGTCGAGTCGGACCCCGCCGTCGAGTCCTGACGGCGATCGGGACCGCGAGCTCTCGCACAGCTCCACGGCCCCGAGTCCCCACGTACCAACGTCTGAGAGAAGGAACGTTGTCCGCACAGGCTACAGAAACCCCGTGGATTCCCAAGCCGATCGAGAAGGTCGCGCCCGGGTCGATCCGCGACCTCGCCTTCGGCGCGCCGACCGCTCGCCTGCTGCTGCCCGCCGACGCGAGCGAGGAGCAGTGGCACGAGGCCCGACGCGGCGGCATCGGCGGCAGCGACGTCGCCGCGATCCTCGGCCTCGACAAATACCGGGGCCCGCGTCACGTCTTCGAGGCCAAGCACGGCCGGAAGCTCGAAGCGGACGCCGCGCTCAGCGAGTACGCCGAGATCGGGCAGGAGATCGAGCACTTCGTCTCGTACCTGTTCACGAAGCGGTCCGGCGTCCCCGCCGTCGAGACGCCCGGAACGCTCGTGAACCTTGAGCACGAGTGGATGCGCGCGAACGTCGACCGGTACGCGCTCGACCCCGAGACCGGGGCGGTCGTCGCGCCCGTCGAGCTGAAGAACCGCTCGGAATACCAGCTCGACGAGTGGGAGGACGGCGTTCCCGACGCGCCCGCCCTTCAGGCCCATTGGTACATGGCGGTCGGCGGCTGGTCGTACGCGTGGGTCGCCGCGCTCGTCGGCGGCAACAAGCTGCGTTACCACCGCATCGAGCGCGACGAAGAGATGATCGCGTACCTCGTCGGCTACTGCGGCGACTGGTATCAGCGGCACGTCGTCGAGGGCTTCCCGCCGCCCGCCGACGGGCTGGAAGCCACGAAGGAACTCCTCGGCCGGCTGTGGCAGGCCAAGACCGGTGACGTCGTCGACGTCGACCCCGCCAAGGCGAAGGAACTGCGGGCTCAGCGCGCGGACCTGCGCGAGCGGATCAAGAAGCTCGACAGGGAACTGACCACCGTCGAGAACGAGATGCGGCTTATCAGCGAGTCCGCCGAGATCGCGAAGGTCGGGAAGTCCGTCGCCTGGACGTGGAAGCAAAACGGCACTTTCGCCGCGAAGCGCTTCAAGACCGAGAAGCCCGAGCTGGCCAAGGAGTACACGACGACCGTCGAGGTCCTCGACGTCGAGCGACTCAAGACCGAGGAGCCCAAGACGTACGAGCAGTACCGCGCCCGCGTGCTCTACGTCCCCGCGAAGGAGCTGTGATCATGGCCCTGTCCACTCTCAAGGACCGCGTGAAGGCGGCGACGTCGGGCGGTGCCACGGCCTCCGAGGACGTCGAGCACAGCCGCGCCGACGGCGCCGAGGAGACGCCCGCCGGTCACGACGAGCAGGCGGCGGCGTCGTTCGCCGAGTGGCTCGGACGGTACGGCCAAGACGTCGAGGCCGCCCTTCCGCAGCACATCGATGCTCGTACGTTCCTTGCCGTCGTGCGCGGCGCGCTGCCGAACCTGATCGGCCGCTGCACCCCCGCGAGCATCCTCCAGAGCGTCATCACGTGCGCCCGGTTCGGGCTGCTGCCGGACGGTAAGCAGGCCGTCATCACGGCCGAGGACCGTACCGCGGTGTTCATCCCGACATACCGCGGCTACGTCGAGCTGATGTACCGCTCGGGCCTGGTGAAGTCGGTCGTGACCGGCCTGGTCTACGAGGGCGACGAGTGGACCTTTGAGCCCACCGCGCCCGCGCCGCTGGACTTCACGCACAAGCCCCAGATCCTCGCGTCCGCCGAGGAGCGCGGACGGCCGCTGTTCGCGTACGCCTTCGCGTGGCTCGACGGCGGCGCCCGCTCGGCGGTCTCGATCGTCACCCGCGAGCAGGCCGAGGACACCCGCGACGAGTTCAGCAAGGCGTATCAGCGGGCCGAGCAGACCGGCGCGAAGGATTCGTTCTGGCACCTGCGCTTCGACGACATGTGGGTGAAGACGGCGATCCGCCGGCTCGCGAAGCTCGTCCCGACGTCGGCCGAGCTGCGCGCCCTGGCCGCCGTCGAGCAGGCCGCCGAGGACGGCCGCCCGCAGATCCTCGCCGTCGTCGACACCGAGACGGCGGCGTGGGAGGCCGACGCCCGCCAGGCCGCCGCGGCGGCCGAGGCGTCGCAGGACATCACCACGACGCGGACCCTGCCGCGCAAGGCGAGCGCCGACCGTGGCCGTGCCAAGCCGCGGCGCCGCAACCGCGACCGGAACAAGAGGCGGTAGGACCTTGTCGCTCACCTGGCACCGTCGACCCCTGGTCGGGGCCGACCTTGAGACGACGTCGACCGACGTCGAGACGGCCCGCATTGTTTCCGCCGCCGTGGTCCGCTACGGCGGCGGCCGGGAGACCGACGCCCGAACGTGGGTGTCGGACGTCGACGGCGAGGAGATACCGCTCCAGGCGACGGCGGTTCACGGGTGGACCACCGAGGCGGCCCGCAGTGCGGGCCGCCCGGCGGCGGCCGTCGTCGAGGAGATCCTGACGGCGCTCGTCGAGGCCACCAACGCCGGTTGGCCGCTGGTCATCATGAACGCGCCGTTCGACCTGACGATCCTCGACCGCGAGGCGCGCCGCTTCGGGCTGCCGACGCTGTACGAGCGGGCCGAGCCGACCGTCATCGACCCGCGCGTCCTCGACAAGCGCGTTGACCGCTACCGGCGCGGCGGCCGGACGCTCGAAGACCTGTGCCGTCATTACGTCGTCGACCTCAACGGGGCGCACACGCCCGAGGAGGACGCGAAGGCGGCGTGTGCGGTCGCGTGGAAGATCGCGAACCGGTACCGGTGGCTCGCCCGGAGGACGCCCGCGGAGCTCCACGCCGAACAGGTCGGATGGGCGCTGACCCAGCAGGAAGACCTGCGCGAGCACTTCGCGACGACGCCCGGCAAGGAACATCTGGCGCTAGACGTGCGGCTCGGCTGGCCGCTCATCCCCAGGCCGCGACAGGCGGCCGGGCAGTGACCGGCGCGGCGTTGCTCGCCGCCGTACGAGGCCGCCTTCACCCGACCGGCGCCGAGCCGTTCCACGAGATCCCGGCGGACGCCGATCTCGCCGACTTCGACACCTGCCCGCGCGAGCAGCGCACGACCGCGCACGCGATCAGCGCCGACGGCTCTCGCCGCTGCTGGAACTGCGGGCACGAAACCCCTGGACGGACGCGATGACACAGACCCTCGACCCCACCGCCCCCAAGCAGTTGAAAGCCGCTCAGGAGCCGTGCCCGAACTGCGCTTGCTGCACTGCCGTCTTGTGCGAGCGCGGCCGGCTGAACGTCGGCGAGTGCATGGCGCACACCCCCGCCGAACTGACCGTCGCCGTCGCCGGCTGCCCGTGCTCGGCGCCGACGACGCGCGGCACGCACGCCTGGCGCGCCGAGATGATCCGGATCACGAAGCACGCGACCGAGAACCCGATGCCCGAACAGGCCGAGGACATCCTTCGCGCGCTGACGGCGTGCGAGTCGTTCACCGACCCGGGCGGGTTCCTTCGGACGTTGCGGGCCCGCGGTTACGTCACCGTCGACGAGCAGCAGGCGCCGCGGATCACGGACGCCGGACGCCGGTACATCACGGCCCGCACCGAGCACCGGTTCGCGACGCCGGTCGAGATCGAGGCGGTCGACCTCGCGACGCGGACGGCGCGCGTCGTCGTCGTGGGCTGGCACATCGAGGAGCCCGTCACGGTGCTGCTCGACCAGCTCACCACGTCGACCGGCCTCGCCCCCGAGGAGCTGCCGAACCGATTCGTCGAAGCGCGCGCCAACTGCCACACGAACGACGCCGACGACCTGGTCTTGACGCGGATCCAGCTCGCGCCGCCGCTGCCCGAGGACTGGATGAACGGGGAGGCCGGGCAGTGACGAAGCTTCTGACGACCGTCGTGACCGTGCTCGCCGTCGAGGAAGGCGCACGGCTCGACTGCTGCGACGAGGACACCGCGCACGTGTGGGTGCGCGTCACCGCCTGGACGCCGCGGCGCGCGTTCCTGACCGGCGCGGCCCCGTTCGTCGACGCCGCCGGGAAGCCGGCCGCCGAACTCGTCGGTGTGCGCTTCCTCGCGGACCTCGACCTCGACAACCCGCCCGGCAACACCGACACGAACGGCGAGCGGCTGGAGTGGCCGGACCTGCGCGTCGCGCCGCGCCACCCGGCAGGCAACTTCACCTTGGGGGCCGACGCATGATCAACCTGAACATCTTCGCGTCGCAACCCGAACCAGGCGCCGACATACCCGACGGGCCGCGCGTCGTCGGCGTCGACACGTCCCTGAAGGCGACCGGCCTCGCGTCGTCCGAGGGCTGGTGCCGGGTCATCGGGTACGACGACAAGAAGAACCCGATCACGAAGCTCCCTCACCCTGTGCGGCTCGTCCAACTGCGCCGCATCCTCAACACGGTGACGGCGGCGATCGGTCACCCCGACCTCGCCGTCATGGAAACGGCCGCCCTGTCGCGGGCCGGCGGCGGCGCTCATGAGCGCGGCTGGCTGTGGTGGCGCATCTACGAGTGGATCACCGACGAGGGCATTCCCCTCGGGCTCGTGTCGACCAATCAGCGGATCTTGTACGCGACCGGCAAGGGCACGGGAGCGAAGACGGCCGTGGTGGATGCCGTCGCCCGTCGGTGGCCGCAGTGGCAGACCGGCGGCAACGACAACGCCGCCGACGGCGTCACGCTCATGGCTGCCGGCCGTGACTGGCTCGGGAAGCCCATCGCCGACATGCCCAAGGCGCACCGCGCCGCCGTCGAGAAAGCCATTTGGCCGGGGGCGGAGCGATGACGACGACGATTGGCGAGGTCACGGACGAGCAGATCGCGCGGCACCTGACCTCTCCCGAGGTGTCGAACCTGTCCGTCGCGAAAGCGCTCGGCGTCCCGTGGGGGCGCGTCGACGAGGTGCGGCAGCGTCTCGGGCTGAAGACCTACAAGCGCGGTCGGCGCGTGCCCGAGAGGTCCGTCGAAGAGGCGGTCGCCCGGCGGGTGAAGCCTGTCGACGACGGTCACGCCGAATGGACCGGCGGCCGCCACCCGAGCGGCACGCCCGTGCTGTCGTGGCGCAGTCACGCAGAAACGGCGTACCGGGCGATCTTCCGGATGCACTACAAGCGGGAGCCGCAGGGGAACATCCGGCACGCGCCGTCGTGCGGGCGTGAGCACTGCGTCGCCGGCGCGCACCTCGAAGACCGCGTTCTGCGCGCGCGCCGCCAGGCCCGCGAGAACGGGGGCGCCCGATGACGTCAACGACCTTGCAGGCGTACGCGACGTACGTCCGCGGCATCGATCTCGTCGCCGTCGACCGTGTCCTTGACGGGTCGTTGCACCACTCGAAGTTGTCGCCCGAGGAACGCCTGTACGCGGCGCGAAACTCGACCGGCTCGGCGAAGTCGGTCGGGCGCCGTCTCGGCGTCACCGAGAAAACGATCATTCGGTGGCGTGAGGACGGCGACGGCGATCGCGAGAGCGACGGCGAGGGGTCGTCGTGATCGAGGCCCTGGGCGCGGCCGCGCTCATGGTCGGGCTGTGCGTCGACGCGCTGCTGTCGGTGTGGGCATGGTGGCTGCCGCTGCTGCTCGCCGCGCTCGGCGTCGGCGTGTGGCTCGAGTTGCGCCCGACCGGCAGGCACCGCGGTTCGCGCGCCGGGCGTCCCGCACTGGCTGCGGGACCCGAGCCGCTCGCCCTGCCCGCCGCCGACGACGTCCCGGACGCCGTACAGGCGCCGACCGGCGGCGAGACGGACACGATGCCGCTCGCCGTTCCCGCACCGCCCCAGACGCGCCCCGAGCACGTCGAGGGGACCGGCGGCTGATGGGCCGTCCGAGCCGCTACGCACCCGACACCCTCGCCCGGCCGAGCGACTGGAGGGACGACGCCGCCTGCCTCGAAGAGGACCCGGCGGTGTTCTTCCCGAAGGACTTCGGCCGGGCGGCGGCGCCGCTCGTCGCCACCGAGGCGAAAGCGATCTGTGCGCGCTGCCCCGTCATCGAGGCCTGCCTTCGTCACGCGATGAACCGGCCCGAGTGGTCGGGGGTGTGGGGCGGCCTGGACGAAGACGAACGCCGCGCCATACGGCGCAGGTTGCAGCGGCGCGCGCGGCGGCGCGCCGCCCGCATACGGAAGGAGGGCGGCAGCGATGCCGCGGAGACCTAAGAAGCCGCTGCCGCCTCTTCCCGAGCTCGCGCCCGGCCAGCTCCTCGACTGGTCGGACCGGTCGCACTGGTGGGAGAAGCCCCTGCCGTGCCGGTACTGCGAGCGGCTCACGCACTTGCTCGACGAGCAGAGGCGGCCGGCTCACAAGACGTGCGCCGAGGAGGACGGCGTCAGGCGCGGCGCGAAGACCCTCGCCGCGTACCGCACTCGAAGGGATCCAGCAGGGTGAACACGAATCAGCAGAAGCCCCGTCTCGCGGGCGCCGAGCGCGTGCGGATGCGCGCCGACCTCAGGCGGAAGTACGTCGCCGGGGCGACGATCCGCAGGCTCGCGGCCGAGACCGGCCGGTCGTACGGCACGGTCCGCGCGCTGCTGCTCGAAGCGAGAACCCCCATGCGTGGACGCGGCGGCCGGCTGCCGCGCGCCTCGAAGACCAGCGCGTGACGCGCACTCACACACCCCAGGAGCGAACCCCATGAACAAACTCACGACCGCCGCGGCGGCGCTCGTCGCCACCGCGGCACTGATCGCCGCCGGCTGCTCGGCGAACAGCGGCGACGACGACGGCGACTGCGATTCGATCGGCGTCGTGCAGCACGACCGGCGCGACGCGCTCGCCGTCGAGCTGGTCGCCGCGCACGCGGGCAAGGGCGGCGGCAAGAAGAAGTCGAGCAGCGGCAGCAAGGGCAAGGCCCCGGCGAGGAAGGCACCGAAGGCCGACCTGAAGAAGCCCGGCCGCACGACGCCGAAGGCGACGCCGACCGGCAAGGTCCGCGGATCGCACGGCCGCTCGCACGTCGACCTCGACGACTTCGACTGCGAGGACGACGACTGATGACCGTCTACCGCCGGTTCATGCTCGGGTTCGCCTGCGGCGTCGTCGCCGGCGCCGTCTCGGCGGCCGTGCCCGCCCTGCGCGACGTCTGGTGGCTGATCGCGCTCGTCGTCGCCTGCCTCGTCTGGTTCGGCGAAGACCTCACCGACTTCTTCCGCTGGATCGCCCGAGTCCTCGACTAGTCCCGCCCGGCCGGTCGCGCTCCCCGCGCGGCCGGCCCTTCGCGCTTCCCCTGAAAGGCACTGCTCGTGACGCGCAGCCCTGAAGACTTCGCCCGCCTCTACGACAGCGGGCTCTCAATACGCGAAGTCGCCGCCGAGACCGGCACCTCGTACACCCGCGCCCGGAAAGAACTGATCGCCGCCGGCGTGACGTTCCGGGCCCCGGCCCCCAGCGAATCGACGCTCGCGCTCGCCGACGACTGCGCGCGCCTGTACCGACGGCACCTGAGCATCCGCGCCGTCGCCGCTCAGGTCGGTTTCTCCTTCCGGTACACGCGCGACCTGATCGGCCTCGGCGGCGCCGAGCTCCGCGACCACACCGGCCGCCCCCGGAAGGCGGTCGCCTGATGACGGAACAGGAACTCGGCGAGCTCGTCCTGACCGCGCTCTCCCGAGCGATCGGCGGCGACGTCGACGGCGCGGCCCGCGCGGTGTGCGAGATCGGCGAGAAGAGCGGGCCGCAGCAGTCCGAGGTGTATGGCGCTTGTTGCGGGTTCGCCGAGGCCGCGCGGCAGTCGCTCGTGAAGCTCTACGGCGACCGTGCCCCCGACCGGTCGAAGGGCGAGCAGTGGGCGATGCTCCAGCTCCAGCGACGCCTCAAGCCCGACGCCGCGGACCTGTTCGCGATGCGGTTCATCGTGGCCTACGCCAACGACGACCAGCCGACGGCGCTCGCCCTGTTCAGCGCCGCCCTGCGCGCGACCGACGAGGAGTACGTCGCGTCGGTCGCGTCGCTGCTCGCCACCACGGCGAGCCTGGCCAAGACGGGAGCCGGCCGGTGAGCGGGCGCGACGGCCGCGACCTCGTGATCGAGGCGATCATCCAGGCCGCCGGCCTGGGCTGGCGAACGATCTCCCTGAGCCGGCTCCGGCGCCTGGCCGACGGTGACACGACGGCGCTCCCGCTCGGGAAACCGGGCCCTGCCGCACAGGCCGCCCAGAACCCGACGACCGAGGAGACCCGTTGACCCGCTACTTCCACGGCGGCGTGCCCGGCCTTCAGCCCGGCGACCGCCTGCTGCCGCCCGCCGTGACCGGCACCGAGCGCACCATCACGCGGCACGCGCACGAGCTCGGCGCGAGCGAAGAGCACGCCCGGACCGACCGCGTGTACGTGACCACAGGCCGCGACGTCGCCCGCGTCTACGCCGCGTTCTACCCGGACGGCGCCCTGTACGAGGTGCTCCCCGTCGACGAGATGACCGCGGACCCGGACTGCCGCGTCGACGGCGTCTCGTGGGCGTGCACGGCGGCCGTCGTCGCCCACGTCGTCGACCCCGTGGTCCTGCTGCGCGACCGCTCGGTCGACGCGTGGATCCGGCTCATGAACCGCGCGACGGTGCGCGCCGGGGCGGAGGTGATCCTGTGAAGGTGTGGGAGTACGAGAGCACGGACGGGTGGACTGTCGAGGTCCACGCCGTCACCAAAGCCGACCCCGACTGCCCGGCCTTCTGCTACATGGACGCCCCGCACGCGGACACGCCGATTCGGCTGGTGTCGCACTACGGACAACTGGCCGCCGTCGTCGACATCCCCAGTGACCACGTCGACGCGTTCACGGAAGCCGTCCGCTCGGCGTGCGAGCAATCGGCGGGGAAGGCGAACCCGTGAAGGACGACGACGAGGAGATCACGAGCGTCCGCCACATGCCGGCGACGGTCCTGCGGGTCACGCCGCTGCGCGACGGCGGCAGTCCCGACCACTCGCGGGCCATGACCTACCACCTCGCCGAGCCGCTCCTGTTCGGCGTCGGCGCCGTGCAGTACGTGCCCGCGTTCACACGGTCGCCGACGGCGGACCTCTGCATGCCTGCCGCGCCGCCGCGCATGATCGGCGCCCTGGTCGCCGAGTTCGAGCACCCGCAGCGCCGCGACATCCAGGCCATCGCACAGGGCATTCGGCTGCGGCGCCGCATCGGCGCCGCGATCGAGGCATGGGCCGGCTTCGAGCCGGGGAAGTGGTGGTACGCCGTCGTGCCCTGGTGGCGCCGCCAGCAAGACACCGACGTGTGGCCGCTCGACGAACTGCCGGACCATCGCGCTTACGCCGTCGGCGGATTCCTCGCGGTGAACGCGTACGCCTGGCCGTCGCCGTCCCCGCTGCCGGACCGGCACGAGCTGAGCCCCGGCACTCAGCTCGTCTACGGCGTGACGACTGTCCCGCCGCCCCCGCCCGGCCTGGCCCCGATCACCGGGACCGGCGCGTGATTCTCCTCGGCCTTTACCTGTTCACCGTCCTGACCGGCGCGGCGGGCCTGCTCGGGCATACGCCGGTCTTGGCCCGTCCTGGCGCGCTCAGTGCTCGCGTGGGGCGCGAGCAGGGTGCGCAGTGGGCGACGAGTCGCCGCAGCACCTCCCGACGTCCCAGAACGGCGCGTACGGCCTGCGCCGTCGTGGGCGCGCGACACCTGAACCGGAATGCCCCTGGTCACCCGCCGGGGGCATTTCTGCGTGCACAGGGCGCGCCTGGCGTGCGCAGTGTTGCGCAGTGATCCAGCACTGCGTAAGGTCACCGACGCAGCAACGACCTACAAGCACGCATCGGAGGACTCACGTTGCCCAGACCTGTCGTCATCGACCACTGCCGTACCGAGCGGCACCAGGTGCGCGCACGCCTCGCCGCCCTCACCCGCGTCCGCGAGCCCGGAGACCCCGAGATCGAGCACGAGCGGCGCCGTCTCGCCGCCGTGAAGGCGAAGGGTCTTCTCCTGTCCGCGATGGACGAGTTGAAGGCGGCGACGAATCCCGTCGCCCCGGACATGGACCTGCCGCTCCAGTTCTGCCAGACCGCCGCCGACGAGATCGCGCGCCGCCTCGACGCCGCCGCCGGCTGACCCGAGCAGAGAAAGGAGGCACCCGTGTACCCCGTCTTCTGGGCGGCGGAGCAAGCGCCTGTGTACGACGCCGAAGAGCGAGCGATCCTGATCGGGCTCGTGATCAAAGGCGACTTCGACGGGATGAACTGCTTCCGGTCGTACGCCACGCTCGCCAAGGTGGCGCGTGTCGACCCGAAAACGGTCGGCCGCAAGTGCCGCGCGATGGAGACCCGAGGCATTCTCAGCCGCCAGACGGAGCACGTTTCGCCCGTCTGGCACAAGATCCCGGAGGCTCAGCGCCCCATCGTGTGGGAAGCGATGATTCCCGCCGAGTGGTGGAGCGCGCAGCAGCTCGCCGAGATCAACGAGCAGCGAGAGAAGCTCGGCCGCGAACTCATCACGGCGCAGAACCGTCCCCCGATCGCCGACCCGCCGCCGAAGAAACAGCGCGTCGACAAGGGGGCCAAGAGGTCGGCGAATGACGTCGAGACCGACGGCGCGGGGACTTCAAGTCCCTACCCCACGGACTCTCAGTCCCCGGGTGACCCAGGGACTTCAAGTCCCCACCCCAAGG